GCAGTATTTGTTAATAGGCAACTGCTTTTAGCCTCAACCGTTAGCAGTAATAGGGCGGAAGTGCTTCTAATAAAGTTTTCGTTAGAAAAAATAAAAAAAGCCCCTCCGCACTTCATACTAATCTTCTACCTTTTCGTAAGTCGCTTCAAAAATGTCAATCTTACAAGGGTAAATTTCTCCTTTCACTCCCGTAATCAACATATCCGCAGGGGTCATATTGTGAGTGCCTTCCAATGTCGGTATCAAATAACATTGGTCGTTTTCGTGAGTAATTGGATGTCCCTTGTAATTCCAACTCCAAGGCATTCCGTTGTTAACATTTGCACCATTTTCTAAACCGTGCTTTACTAATTCGTCAAAAGTAATTGCTTCAATTACTACTGGCTTTTTTCTGAATTTTGCCATTTTATTTATGTGGGTTTTACAACGCCCTCCCAAGGCTTTTTTTATTTTTTCTTTCGTGTTCCAAACAAACTTTCTGCTAAAAAATCCCTACTACTGCTAACAGCACCTAACCAAAATTGGCGGATTAGTGGTAAATTGAAATGTATTTCTTCGTATCATCATTTGTGGTTGTTTGAAATTTTGTGCTTCGTAATCGCCAACTTCGGTTAGCTGCAAAACGTTAGCTTCAATTGCCTGCCAACGCACCTATTCGTATTCAGGTTTTGGAAAGTTTTTAATTGTTTGTCCAATCGCTAAAAAAACATCTTTATCACTTTCTCTTTCAGCTTTATTAATATTTTTCTCATCAATAAACGTGAGTGCAATATTTGATAATGTTTTTTCGCACCCCTCGTTCCATTTTGATTTTCCAAAACCTTCCAAAAGATTAACCCAGTCTTTTACATCTATTTTATGGCAATAACTTCTTTTTGGTTTATCTTTAAATAAAAAATCTTGTACTATTTCTTCTGCTGTTTTTTTCATTTGTATATTTTTAATTTTCGTTAATAAATCCAGCGCAAGGCAACTAAAGCTAACACCACCTAAAATACAGGCTATCTAACTGCTCACTATTCGTTCTGCTTATAACGCCCGACATTTTAGCTGCCAACCGTTAGCGGTAAGGCTAAAACGAACCCTTGCTTTGAGGAATTAACTAATTGAAATAACTCATCTTTTGTAAGTGGTCTATATCCTTGTTCATCATTGTTTAAGTATGTTGCCATATCTTTTAATGAATTAGCTACACCTACATAAAAACCATCTGTTAATACAGACGATAACCCATATTTCAACTCACCATCGTGTGAAAAACCAACTTTAAAAGTTACTGTTCTTGCAAAACTTAAATCTTTAAAAGGTTTTCCAGCGTTGTTTTTAACTAAGAACATTCCACATTGAAGTTCTTGTTCTGTAAATAAATTTTTCATTTTCTTGTTATTAAACTTTGGACTTCTAAAAGCGGAGAAGCCCGAACCGCTAACACGCAATTGGCAAAATAAAAGCCATCAAGTGTAGTGCTGAATATTAACGGTAGTGCAAGGCTTTTACTTCGCCAATCGCCACCGTTATAAGCTATTATAAAAAGCATTATAGGCATCGATGGCATCTTGCTGTGTATTATGTTGAGATATTGTTGTTAATGTTTTATTCTTCCCAACTTGAACCCTTGTAATATATTTACCTCGTTTATTTTTAAAAACTCCGTGTTTATACGCATATTCAGTAACGAATTTATTGCCTTTAATTTTTCCAGAATAACAGCTTATAACACCACCCTTATCTAATGTGGGTTTTATCGGTGCTTTTTCGTTTGTGGTACTCATATTCTTTAGTATTTTAAGATTGTTAGCGCTTTCTAAGCCCACACTAAATAAGGCTGTTTACCGTTATAAGCAACTTTGCCGAACTAGATACAACCTACTTTTTTTGTCATAAGTAACATTCTCTTTTGGTATTATTTTTACCTCACTAATTAGAATTTTACAAGGTTCGTCTAAATACCAAATGTGTTCAGGGTCGCTTTCGTGTATCATACCAGCCTCACAATAGTTGGGCTTAATTCCTTTTGGTTGAAAATATATTGTTTCCATAATAAAAGCTGCTTATAACAGCACATTTGTTAAATTAAAAATGGCATTTAGTTTTTAATGTTAATACAGTTTTTTTGGTTTCTAATCCTTTCCATCGCAAGTTATCGTCCATTCCTAAGAAAATCGGCAGAATCATACAATCCAAGTTTATTAGCAAAAATTATCAATATCTCACATTGCTTCATCAATGATGTTTGCGTTTGTGGTAATTGCTTGATTTTATTAAGTTCCTCATTGTATAATTGCTCAAATATTTTAATCTCGTATTTTTTTGGTTTTTTCATTTACTTCTAAAATTATATAATTATTCATTATTAAAAAACCCTTAACTGCCATTGGTGGATGGTGTTAAGGGTCTTTAATAGTGCATTGTTTCCGTTGCCTATATCAATTACGAACCACCATTCGTTGTATTTTCTGAATGCAAATGTAATATTATATTTTGAAAATCAAATAAATTTCTAACTAAAAAATATTTAAACCCTAATTTTTCAACTTGGATTTGAAAATCTTTTTGCTTATCGCTTTGCTTTCCAACCTCTGTTTTTAGTTCAAAAAAATAACATTTATTTTCCATCAAAACAATTAGATCACTCACTCCTGACATCATGCCGTTAGCTATTTTACGCATCTGCTCTGTGGCGTTTTTACCATCATTGGGAACGCTAAATATACAGTATCTTGGATTATGCGTTTTAAGGCAATAGTTGTTGCGAAACCAAAGTATTATGGAACTTTGAATAGATGCCTCACTTTTCATATTTCCAGATAAAACCGCCACTTTTTTTCCTTTTTCCATTTGCTACCAATGTTATATTTGCTTTCTTTTTTCATTTAAAATATTTATTATAAAATTTTTATGCCATTTATTATTTTTCTTTTCATACTTTTTACACCATTTGTCAAGTTGAATCAATGCCTCTCCTTCACTATATTCAGCATCTACAACATCATATTTGTTTTCGTATTTCAAAACGTGTTCAGCTATTTTGTGAAGAACTGCATAAGGCTTCCAGCCTCTTTCTGCTGCCATTGTGAATAGCATTTCTGTTGGTGTATTAATAGGTCTTTCTTTGATTAACAAATATAATTTTTGCGTGCGTTCTTCTTTTGCCTGTAATTCTCGTTCTGCAACAAAATCATGTCCACAATTTTCGCAAATTACTTTTCGTGTATGTTGGTTGAAACCACAGGTAGGACACTCTTTTATAGGAGTTGCACCCCCTCCTTTTGATTCCTTTTTAGAGCCTTTTAAAAAATAATTTTGCCAGTCAAAATAGTCATTATAAAATCCGTGAGTAGTTGTATTTTTGCCTAAATCCAAAACTAAAAAATCATTTTTATTTTCATAAATTCGAGACCCTCTCCCTATCATTTGAAGATATAAAGTAAGAGATTTTGTTGCCCTATTTAGTATAATAGTTTTTACGCTTGGTTCATCAAAACCAGTTGTTAAAACACCAACGGAGCAAAGGATAGCATCGCTTTGCTCTTTAAACGATTTTAATACTTCTTTTCGCTCATTTAAGGACGTTTCACCAGTTAGTGAATATACATTAAGACCTTCAGATTTAAACGCCTCATAAACTGCTAAGTTGTGATTTACATTTACATTAAAAATCATTGTTTTTTTACCGGCACTTTTACTCCAGTAGGATTCAACTACATTCTTAACCATCTTTTCAGACGAATAAAAATCTGCCATTTGCTTTTCATCGTAATCTTTTCCTTTTGTTTTGAATTTTGCGCCTGCTACTAAATCACTTGCAAAACCATAAGCGTTGCAATTAAGCAAAAATTTATCTTCAATTAATTTATCAATAGTTATTGGTTGGATTAATTTTTTAAAAACAGTTGCAAGTGGAGGGTCGCTAATAGGGGTAGCTGTTACACCTAAAACACGGGTATTCAAATCTGTAAAAAAAGGTAATTTTTTGAAGTTGTTAATATGGCACTCGTCAATTATTACAAGTCCAAACGATGGTAGTAGTTTTATGCGTTTGGAAACGGTTTCAACCATTGAAACGTAGTAATCGTAGTCAGTAGGTATTTGCTTTACGCCTGCTTCAATCCTAAAGCATCGCTCACCTAAACTATTATAAGCCTGATTTAATAGTTCAAATCTATGAACTATTATTAAAACTTTTTTTACATTTTCAGCGTGATATCTTTTCGCAATTTCGCAAAACGTAAATGTTTTTCCAGAGCCTGTTGGCATCGTTATAACTACATTCTTTTCGTTGCTATTTTCAAAGTCCGAAATAGCTTTTTTTTGATATTCTCTAAGCATATTTAAAATGGATATTCCTCGTTTTTAATAGATTTATTTTCGTCATTTGTCAATGCAAACCACCTTTGACCATTACTATTCCCCTCTGTATAAACTAAATTTTTATATGATGTATATTTTTTTATCCACTTTATAAAGGTTCTGTTTGTAACGAATTTTCTACTATCAGGAAACTCATTTAAAAAATCATTTAAAATTTCGCTTTTCACAATTCTAATATTATTTTTTATCATGTTATCTGTAATTGAAAATTCGAAAAATTCCTGACTTGTTTCATTTATAAATTTTCTTAATTCTAAATTATTTGTACCCGATTTTACTAATCCATTTTCTAAAAAATATTGCAAACAATTTATCATAAACTTGTCAAATCTATTCCACTCTAAAGAATCCCAGTCATCATACAGCAGGTTGCCGAACTGGTCAAGTGGAGTGTGATGCACTCCAAAATAATCACTCATTTCAATTTCAAATATTCTTCGTTTAAAAGAACCTCCATCACTTTTGATGGTGTAATTTGTGCTAATAATTATTTTTGGCGAATCTTGAACGGGAATCTTAATAGCATCTTTACCTTTGTATTCAATAGTTATGCCCTCTGTAATTATGCTAAAAAGCCTTTCAAAATCGAAGTTTTTGCGAACGTCATCAAACGCCAACACCTGTGTATCGGTGTTTACTGTTTGGAAAGCAAAAGATTTGTTGAAGTCAAAAGTCTTACCATCAATGGTACTGGTTTTTTTCATGTGTCCAATCCCGTTAATTATAATACCTTTCCCACTACCACCGTTGGGAGTGTCGCTTATCGTTTCGTCATTAAAAATTATTGCTTTGTTATTTGAGGCTGTTTTATGAGTATGTAAAAGATATCCAATAACGGACTTCATCGTGTTATATTTATCCCTACTTTGCCCACTGGCGAACCAAATGAAGCTCCTAAACTGGCTTTCGTGGTGGTCTACATCTTCATAATCTCGTTTTATAACTTGGGATTTCCAGACGAAAGAATCCATCGTTTCGTAATCTATTTTTTCGATTGAATTTTTAGTTATTTTTAAAGCCAAATTTGAATAATAAATCATTGCGTAATCGAATCCGTCCTTATCCATTTTGATGTCCGCAGTATCAATCATAGATAGGTATTTTGATGAAAATAATGTTAAATTATCTGCAACGCAATCAAACGCATCTATTTTATTGTTTACAATTAAATTGCTTAAAATCTCGTCCTTTACTTGAAATTCGGTTATAATATCAATAAACTTATTTTCCTTTTTTACAAAAATAAAAGTCTTTGTTTTTTCACTTGGATAAAATTTTCGATAGTTTAAACTTTCCAAATATAATTTGAACCTATACGCTGAAACCTCTATATTTCCTTTATCATTTAAACTCCAAAACTCATCAAATTTTAAATTATTTTTTATAACTTGAATTTCCGCTTCAATTTTATCAGGTGAAATTTCTTTAAATTTTTCAATTATTTCTTTATTCTTTTTTCCGCTTAAAACAGTATGCTCTACCTGTTTTCTCTTTTCTTTATCTTCAAAAAACTTAGTCCCAAAATTTGAAGTGTTTTTATAAGCCGAATTTATTAAGGATAAAATTTCCTTTTCGTTAAAATCTGTCTGCGAAAAAGAATATAGATATCGTTCACATATCATTTTATTGATGCCAAAATCATTAAATGCAGAAGCCAATTTAAAAAGTGAACTATTCCTATTCGAGCTGTCAAATTTACTTTTAAACCACTTTATTAACCTATTTGCTATTTCATCTCCATCTATTAACGGTATATTAGTGATAGACCCTAAATTAATGGTTTCAATTGTTTTTGCTGAATAGTCGGGGATGAATTTTTCAGAATCTAAATTTATATAAATATCCGGATCGAAGCTTTCAAAACATAAACGACTTATATCAGCACCACTTACGTCTAATGTTGGGAATATATTTTTTAATTGTTTAAATATAAACTTGTAATCTTCATCACTTCCAATTACAGGTATTTTAACAAGTGCCTTTAAACCATTACCGCTTGGACTTATCCAGCATGAAAAAATATAATCGTTTGATTTTAGCTTTTCCTTTTCAGAAATAATATCTTCTATTTTATCAAAATCCAAAATTGCCAACCCCGAACCTTGCTTTAACTTATCTTTTTTCCTGGTTATAAAAGTTCCGCAAAAAGTAACAGCAGGTAAACTACCTTTTATTTTTTTAGCTAAATCGGGATTCGTTTCAGACCTTAATTCACGTATTATTTTTTCATTCTTTCCATTCTGAATCCTATCCAAATAGTACGTTGCATCTTTCGGTCTTTCATCAGGTGAAACCGATTCTTTATTTTTGAAATAATTTACTTTCATATGTTAAATTAAAAAGCCCGAATAAATCCTTGGGGTCTCACGCCAATTCATTATCCGAGCCTGTTAAAAGTTCGTTTTTGTTATCGTAAAATTGAGACCATAACAATATTCTGCAATATTAAAAAAAGTATTTTAATAAAACAAATTTTATGCAAAAAAAAGAAAAAAAAATGAACAACGCAAAACAGCACTTCTATTACACCCTATATATATATATATAGTGTGTGTGTGTAATATATATATATATTTTACACACACACAATGCAATTCTGAAAATAAAATACTTTTGATTTTCGTTCGGTTTTATCGTTGCGAAACTCCAAGACCGTTGCTACCATTAACAAAAACACGCAACGATAAATCTATATAATTGAAAAAAATTGAAAAAATTAGTATATATATATAGTATAGTACCCTTATTTAGATTTAGTCTAAATAAAAATAAGAAATCCCCCTGTAAATTAATACAGAGGGATTCGACTTTATAAACGTGGACTAAAAAGGAAGGTCAGATACTGGCTGTTGTGTCGGTGTAACTCCTGCTTTTATTACTTCTATCTTCCAACATTCTAAAGTGTTGAAATATATTACTTCTCCGGATGGACTAGTCCACTCACGCCCCCTAATATTGATCGAACACTTAACTTCACTACCAATGGGCAAAGAATCCAACATTACGACCTTATCCTGCGTTGCTTGTAACGAAATATGCTGTGGGTACTTTCCATCAGCATCAAGCGTTAAAATAAGGTAACGCTTCTTGAACTTTTCGGATACGGTTTCAGTATCTCCTACCTTTTTTACTATTCCTGTAATTTCCATTTTTTTTAGGGATTAATTAATTTATAAAATTCTTTATCTATTTTTTTTATTTGCTACATCAAATCGTTTTGTTTTGATTTTGCCTTTGTGAACTCTTGCTTAGTACTATCTTTACCTAATTGGCACTCGATAGTTGCTATCTGTTCAAGTAGTTGGTCTATTCTTTGTCTATCCATTGAGAAAAGATATTATGTAATTCATTGCCAAATATAATACTTTCCTTAATAAAACAAGCAGCAAATCCGATAAAAATAAACGGTACAGCAACAGTCATTGCAACAGTCATTACTACTAACTTTTTAATCATTTACCCTCCCTATCTTAGATTTAACAAGAGCATCGTATTGAACCAACCATTCTCTACATCTTTCTACCTTATCAATTATCTGTTGGATTAGTTCTTCGTTTTTATGCACATGAAATGCAACCCAACGTTCATTTTCTGGCATATCTGAGTATATCACTTCGTTATCGTAATTACATTCGGCAGGAGTATCTAATAGCCCGTAAAACAATATAAATTCATCTTTACCGTATAGATGCATATATCCTCGTCCTTGCCATTCATAATCAGAATCAATTATTTCAGTCGCAGCCTCCTGCAATGTTTTGCGATTCCAAACCGATTTTACGTCAACAATCAAGTTGTTTAGCATAACATCACACGAACCAACGAAATATTCATCCTCAACTGGTTCATCTTGGTTCTTTTCACACACCCCGAATCCTAAAACATTAGCCATAAAGTCAATACATTCACCTTCTACCATGTTGCCTTTTTGCAAATACTTTGACCATATTTGCTCACGTTCGTCTGCATACCATTCACGCAGGAATGTCTTGCAAGTTCCTGATAGTCCACCTTTAGGCTTACTTTCTCCCATTATCTTACCTATCATTGAGCAATGTATTTTAAATTTTCTCATTTAGTTTTTCCTCCACTTCTTTAGTTATTTTATATTTAGTTTTTATTTGTTCTATTGTGAACTGTCCTGATAGTATGGCTTTGTGGCAATTTTTAAAATTTTCAGAGCCTAATAATAATTCGGGTAATTCCTTAACTACCTTTTCGGACTTTATTCTTAAAGCATCCATCTTTTCACCGAAAGCCTTTATATTTACAACTATCAATTTAAACGACTTTCCTATCCAATGCTCAACCATAGGACTATCAGCAAGTTTCGAAAGCATCTTGCTATTGGTGCTATTCATAATCATTGGTTTATAAGGCTCTACAAAATGAAGTATAGTGTGTTCTTCAGTACCTTCAGCACCTTTAACCATTTGACGTTTAACATCTTTAACAGTTACTACCCTTTCTTCGCCGGGTTGAAAGTCATAACTTCCTAAATAATCCGGGTTCTGCAACTTTTTCCAATGGGTTAACTTTCCTACTGATTCCATACTAACCTCCTTTCGTATTTTGTTTCTTCATAAATCTCCACGACTTTATCGTGTTCTTTTTTGTTGGTGGCATAGTCTATGACCTGCTCATCACCTATCATGTTTACCTCCTTTTCGGAAACAATGATGTACTTTTTTCTGTCTTTCATAATTCATTATGGTTTAAAAACTTGTTTCTATTCTTTTCGCAGCTTTCGTTTAACTTTCGGAACTCATAAAACAACCAGCTATTTTCAGTTGTAAGGTAAAAATCGCTCACCTTGTTATCATTCCAACGGTTTACAAATGCTTCCTGCTTGGCTTTATTCTCGTTGCTCAAATCCATAGAAAGTCCTAACTTATTTCTATGAAGTTCCAAAAACTCCTCCATCAGATTCTGCAATCTCGATTCCGATGGACTTTTTAACTGGTCGGTGAAGTTATTTTTAACCTCGTTAATCCGCAATTTATCCGATCTTCTCATTGATAAAGGCTAAGGTGCTGTTAAACGTATCTGTAAACTCCTTTTCGGTAGCATCGTATTCTCCACACGTAAACGCCAACGATGCCGAAAGTATTTTTATTGAATCGTTTTTGCAAACGCAAACACACTCATTCTCATTTATAACTTTATAAAGATGCGCTGAATCTTTACGAAAACAAGGGAGTGAAACCTCAACCTTTTCTATTACTACTTTTTTTACTTCGATTTCCATTTTTTTAGTTTTAATTGTTAATTTATATTGATTGGTTCGGTATTCATCGCATAACTTATTTTCTTCAAATACCTCACTATCGGGAGGTGTTTGTTGCTTCCATTCATCGTATGTCATTATCTTTATCTTTTTTTGATTGTTCATAAATGTTGTGCATCAACATCGCTGTTATTGCTATCATAAATAGAAAGTAGCCGGTTAGTGATAAGTCCATAGTCTTTAGTTTTTAAGGGTTAATGATAAATGCAAGAGCTACAAGATGTATAATATAGAAAAGTTGCCTAAAGGAAAGTTGCTCTTAAAATTTTTCTTTAGTTTTTCTTTAGCTATTTGTTTAGCTTCGCTTTTTTTGTTAGCAGCAACAGTGATTGTATCAACTGTTCCTATTTTTCCTTCTAAGTTAAATGTGTATGTTTTCATTTTTTTAGTAATTAAAATTGCTTAATGGGTTGTTTGTATTTTGAGAAGCTTTTAATTCGTATGCAGTATATGGGGAATTTTTTGTAGCTATTGAGCTTTCAACCACTCCTTTTGCCCCAATTACATCATAAATGCTTTTTGAACAATTAGATAAAGTTCTTAAAGCCATTTCGACTGAATGGTTCATTTCAATTGCTATTGCTGTTACTTCTGTTGTTTGTTTTTTAGTTGCTTTCATTTTTGCAGGTTTTTAAAAAGTGCTTCGTTGCGCTTTCTGAAAACAAACCTACAAAACTTGCCAATACCAAACCTCATTTTTTAGACGAATGACAAAACAAAAGGGACGAATAACATAAAATCTTCGATGAATGTTTTAAATATATCAAAAAAGTTGTATAATTGCATTATGAAAATATCCGAAATCATAAAAAATACGCTCGATAAACTTCGAAACAGACCGTATTCAAACGAATATATCGCCAATCAAATCGAAAACGAATTGAACGAACAGCGCTTTAAATGGATTCAAGAGCAGAATAGTATCACTTTAGCAATTAAAGCAGCCAAATACGATGAAACGATACCCAAATCAAACAGATAGCTATATTAATAACTTAGAGCCGATAATGGAGCGATTAAACGGATCGCAAATTATTTATTATATTTTTTGTAATTAAATGAAACTTAAAGAAGCTATTAAATTAGTTGAATACCACAACGAATGGCGCAGAGGTGGCGAAGGGATACCAGTTTGCCCAACTAAACTCGGATTGGCTTTGGATCTAATCACTAAATCGCTAAATGATTTTTTAAGCGAACGGTACACAATTCTAAAACGAATCGAACAAAAGAATTTGTAAAAGAGAATAATAATTTGTAATTTTGTTAAATTCGATAACGATTTTAAACGATTTTGAAAGCAACAGACGGACGTAAAAATAACAGGGGTCATGCAGGGTCGGGACGTAAGTCTAAGGCGGAAGAATTGTCTTTGATTGAACGATTAACCCCTATGCAAGATGCAGCACTTTCAGCACTCGAAAAAGGTGTTAAGGCTTGTGAATTTCCATATATCAAACTATACATGGAATATATGTATGGGAAGCCAAAAGAAACGGTAAGAGTGACTGGGGATCTGAACATAACCAAAAGACCTATTTTAAAATTCATCGGAAATGTCGGAGATACTGATAAATAGTAAGTTCCAACCACTTTTTCAAAACAAAACAAGATACTTTCTTTTAACTGGAGGTCGTGGAAGTTCTAAGTCCTTTACTGTTGCTTTGTTTTTAGCCTATTTAAGCTATGAAGAAAAGCAACGGATACTATTCACTCGATATACAATGCAGAGTGCCGAAACGTCTGTAATCCCTGAGTTTACAAAGAAAATAGATTTGCTTGGTGCTAACGAAGATTTTGATGTTACTAATACTTTAATATCAAATAAGATTTCAAAAGTACCCATTATATTTAGTGGCATTAAAGCCAGTAGCGGAATACAGACAGCTAAGCTAAAAGGAGTTGATGCTACCACATGGGTAAATGATGAAATGGAGGAGTTCGTAGACGAAGAAACATTTAATGTAATTGACTACTCAATCAGGACTAAGGATTGTCAAAACCGTATTATAATGGTTATGAATCCCTCCGACAAATCGCATTTTATTAATAAAAAGTTTATTGAAAAAACAAATAGGATTGAGTTTATTGATGGCTACCCGGTTGAAATTAGCACGCACCCTGACTGTACACATATACACACTACATATCTTGATAATATTGCTAATCTTGATGCTAACATCGTAAATGGTTGGAGGCAAATGAAGATTGAAAGTCCTAAATATTATGGTAACAAAATAATAGGACAATGGAATGATATTGCGGAAGGGGCTTTATTTCCTAAAGTTAATTTAAAGACGTATAAAAAATCGGAAATATTAAAATTCGATTCTTCTATAGGATATATTGACGTTGCCGACGAAGGAAATGATTTTTTAAGTTTTGTTATTGGGAAAAACATAGGAACTAATATTTTTATAGATGATGTTATTTTTAGTGATAAAAACACAGACGTTACATTGCCATTGTGTGCTGACGCTATTAATAGAAATGGAGTAAAATATTGTAGGGTGGAAGCAAATTCGATGGGGCATCTTTTCGCAAAAAACCTACAAGCATTAGTCCCGAATTGCCAAATATTTACAGCCACATCGACTACTAATAAACATACGAGAATAATAATGGATAGCCAATTTATTAACGAAGTTATGCGTTTTAAGAATGAAAATGAAAGGTCCGCTATGTATGAGCTATTTTTAAATAAATTGTCTCTGTACACTATGAATGGAAAATGTAAAGAAGACGACGCACCCGATAGTTTGTCAGGGCTGGCGATGTTTATTAGGGGAGTATTAAGGCATTTATATTTGTAGAAACGGAAAACAATAACTATCTTTGCATAAAAAATATTATGGAAATATGGAAAGAAATAGCAGGGCAAGAAAATAGGTATCTTGTTTCTAATTTAGGAAATGTAAAAGGATTGGATAGGGAATCCGTAAAAACATATCTCGGGGTTATTACAGGTACAGTGAAAGTAAATGGAGTTACGCTGAAAAACAGACTAAATAAAAGCAATTATTTTGTCGTCGATGTAACAAAAAAAAATATGAATATTCATAGGCTTGTAGCTAATGCGTTTATTCCGAACCCAGAAAATAAGCCATGTATTAATCATATAAATGGCATAAAAACAGATAATAGAGTTGAAAATCTAGAGTGGGTTACTATAAAAGAAAATGTGCGCCACGCTTGGAGCTCAGGATTATGTTTGCCAAGAGTAGGAGAAAAGAATAACATGGCAAAATTAACGGAAAACATTGTAATAGATATTAGAAATTCAAAAGAGTCGGCTTCTTCATTAGCCAAAAAATATGACGTGGATAGGTCATTAATCTACTTATTAAGAAAAAATAAAATATGGAAGCATATTTAAAGCAATGTT